AGCCTCGTCCGCAGCCTTCGCGCGGGCCTTGTCTGCGCTAGCCTTGCGCTCGCTGTTGCGCGCGGCGTGCTCGATGGCCTGCGCCTCGAGCGTGAGGAACTCGGCACTAGCCTCCGTCGCCGTGGCGACCTCCTCGAGCCGGCGTCGGTTGTCAGTCAAGCCATCGTTTAGGTCCTCGAGGATCGACCGGTTCGCCTTGAGCTGCGCGATCTCGGCCTCGCTGGCCGTGCCGAGGCGAGCCTTCGCGAGTAGCGTGGCCTGCTCCTCTTCCTTGCGCGCCTTCAGCGCCTCTGCACTGTCAATCAGCGCCTGCGTTGCGGCCGTCTGCACCTGTGCCTCGGTGCGGAGCGCCTCGATGCGCTTGCGTGCCGTCTGCTCAGCCTGCGTCTCGAGTCCCGTGGCGAGCTTGATGTAGTCGTTCACGCCCTGGAGGCTCGTCGCGAACTTGTCGTTAGCCGCCTGCGCGGCCTCGGTTGCGCTGGTGTAAGCATCAAGCGCCGCCTGCGTGGCTTCGGCCTCGCGCCGCTCCTCGAGGATCAGCTCGGCGATAGGCGCGAGCGACAGAGCGAGCAGGCCCACAGCCGCAGCCGCAGAGCCAGCGACGACGCCGAACACCTGGAGGCTAGCACCGACCTCGCCCACATCCGCGAGATCCGCAACGCCGCGTGCGACGTCACCTAGTCCTGGCGCGAGGAGGTCGAGGCCGCCCGCAAGCTTGCCGGCTGCGCTTCCGACATGACCGAACTTGTCGCCGACGTCGCCGACGCTCTTGGCCGCAGCCTCGCTGGCGACTCGCGCTTCCTCCATCGCTCGCTTCGAAGCGGCGCCTGCGGCCTTCGCAGCGCGCTCGCTGGCCTTGATGCTCTTGTTGAGCTCGCCAGCCATCGCCTTGGCCTGCTCTGCCGTGATCCCTTGGATGCTCTCGAGCTGCTTTCGCAGGCCGGCAAGGTTCGCATCTACGGTAAGTTCTGCGGTCGCCATCTATGCCCCCTTCGCGAGCCGCTTACCTGCGGCAGATAGTGCCTTGTCGAGCGCCACGAGACGAGACGCGATGACCTTCTTGCTGACGTCGATCACCAGCAGCTTCCAGAGGTTCTTGCCGTCCCAGTGCTTCGGGTTCTCGACCTCCTTGGTCGCACCGATGGGACGATTGCGGCCTTTGGAGTCTGTCATCGCACGCGCCGTGATGCCTTCGGGCAGCGACTTGTGCTCGCGCCAGTAGCTCATCAGACGCGAGTATTCCTCGGCGTCGAGTGCTTGCAGCTTCCGAGAGAATGGCCCAGGTCGGTGGACGTAGTACGCGTAGTTGAAGTCGCGCACCTGCCAGTTCGTATGCTTGCCCTTCCCTCTGGACTTGGCGTCGTTGAACACGACCATCCGGAGCGCATCTCCACGCACCTCGAGACGGTACTCGGTGCCGCGACCAGAACGTCCCGTGCGCTCATCGACGTTGTTGTACCATTCACTGCGCGCGTTGTGGACGAGCTCGTCGCCGATGCTCTCCAGCGTCGAGACGACCTCGCCGGCAGACTCGCGGATCAATCGGTCGATGGCCTTCTGTAGACCGTCGCCGATCGTCACAGATGCACTACCGACCGTGATCCGTTTAGCCACCGATCCCCCAGAAGGCTCGCGCCTCTGGCGACACACTATCACCCTCGCGTGCCTTCGGACGCGCCTTCGGCTTCGGCGGCGTGTGCTTCACCCGCCACCACGCCAGGACACGCTCTTGCTGCTCGCGAGTCCAGCCGTAGAATGCATCCGGGTCGCCGCAGTAGGTCAGGCCGATCTCGAGTGCGACGGCGTCTAGCCCTCCGTCTGGGCCTCGGTAAAAGTCTCGGCCTGCGCGACGGCCTCCTCGCGTGGAAGGCTGTCGATCACCAGGTCAAGGGCGATCTTGCCGGCCGCATAGATCTCCGCTTCCGGCACGCCGAGCGCCATGAGCTCGTCAACGACCGATCCACCGTATGCGAGCGCATCGTACTTGTACGTCGCCTTCAGCGACTTACCGCTCCAGCACGCGCCGAGCGCCGCGCCGAGTCCGCGGATTGCGCTCGTGCCAACGGCCATCGTGACCTCGCGTGCGAGCGTGAACGAAGACGGCTTCTTGAGCGTGATGTTGAACCGACCGAGCGTGACGTCCATTCTTCCCTCCGATGAAAACGCCCTCCGAGCCTAACCGGCAGGGAGGGCGTTGGGCGAGAGGTTCGACCTCGAGCGTGGATCAGGTCGCCGTCATCGACCCGTACATCGTGCCGTTGATCGTGAAGGAGTTGGGATCGCCTTCAGCGAAGTCCAGCGTGATGCGGTTCCCGACGAGGGTCAGGGTGTGATCCGTGGCCTCCCCGAGCGTGGTGCCCTCGATGTTGATGACGCAGTCGAGCCCGTAGACGTCGCTGTTCGTGATCGTGCTAATCGCGGCCGCGAAGGTTCCGGTCTTGTTGACCGCGTCCCAGACGGTCTTCGTGACCGCATCAGAGAACTCTACCATGTGACAAGTAAAGGACCAGGTCGGGAACGACTGAGACGTGAGCCTCACAGACCCCAGCGAGCCACGGTCGAGGTAGGTCGTTACCTCGGTGTTCGCGTTCGCGGACAGGCCACTGATCGAGAAGTCCCCAGACTCGAACTCGATCGTGACGGCGATGGGCGTGCCCGTTCCGTCCTTCAAAATGATGGCCCCGTCCCGAAAATTCTTCACGATAGAATTAGGCATTTTACCCCCTACTGAAGCGGTAGTGTGTGAACGATCCGAGTCTCGACCTGCCCGAGCACCCACTCGCCACTATCCGATGTGGTGCGCGTGGTGCGAACGACCTGCACTTTGTAGGACAGAGGCCACGACGCATCGTAGGCCATGAGCACGTTCACGACGGCCTGTTCGCCGTCGAGGGCGTCATCGTAAGAGTCGCTCATGCCCTTCGGAGCGAGACGCCAACAGTAGTGGACGACGAGCGACGTCTCGACCAGGAGGCCCTCGGCAGGCCGACCACGGTACGCCCGCATGTCGGCCGTCTCTGCCGGATGCACGGCGAACGCCTTGTGGGCGATGCTATCAGCGTCACGGCCGAAGTTATCCGGGGCGACACGCGACTCCTTCCAGCCCGAGAGCGTGAGGATGCGCGCAGTGACGTCCTCGCGCAGCTGACGGATGCTCTTCGCGGCCATCAGTACCACCGAGTCCAGTAAGACTGCCCGCCGCGCCCGTTGAGCCACACGGTGCTCGCGGCGCCCTTCTTCATCGTGGCGTCAACCTTGTTCTCGTCAGCCTCGTCATAGACGAACTTGAGCTGGTTCCACGCCTCGGTATAGGCGCGCAGGTAGTGGTCGGCCAACGCCTGCCAGCGTCCCGAGTCGCCGGCCGACGTCGAAAAGTCGAGAAAAATCAAATGGAGCGCCATGGCGACATGCGCCTCGCGCAGCGCGCTTGGCTGGATCAGCAAATAGGGTCTACGCCCCTGAGAGATCAAGCGATTGCAGATAGTGGCGAAAGCCTCGTCCAGGTAACTTTGGTAACTGGTCGTGCCTGACGCCAGCAGGTTCGGTAGGTCGCTGTGACGCTGCGTCAGGTCGGCATCTGCAACGACGGGGTAAAGCGTGCGACGGCACAGCGCCGCGTCGTTGCGGAACGTGTGGGTGACCGCATCCGGCATCACCAGCGCCCACTCAACGAGCCAGCCCTCTCCGAGTTGCTCTGCGGTCGTGGTGACCGCGGCGAGAGAGTAGGTGGCGATCCCGCCGCCGGGGATCGTCACAGCGGACGTCACGAGCACCGTCTGATCCGGACGGTAGATCGTGATCGTCCCGCTCGATGGCGTGGCCGTGGCGCCTGCGCGCTGGGTCGGGCATGTGAGCGTCTGCAAACGTCCACGCTCGATCGTCTCCGAGGAACGGAACCGAGCAGTGTAGACCGTTTCAGCGAGTGACATGCCCGACCTCCACCTAGCTACCGCTTATCGCGCTCCTTGCGATCCGCACGTTGCGCGGCGTCCTGCGCCACCTTGCGTGCCTTGTCGGAAGGCATCCCGCCTTCGACCAGACGCTTCGTCATCTGATCCATGCCCTGCCGGATGGCCGGCTTCTCGCCGCTCACTTGCGGCCTCGCTTCGGCGCGGCTTCGTCGGTGGCGTAGAGGCGCTCCTTCGCGGCGCGCATGTCCTCGAGGCGCTTCTCGGCGACCGGGAGGATGAGCGCGCTACCGGGGTTGACCGGCGCGCGGGTGCGGTGCTCGTTGACGAGGCGCTCCTGGCGTCCGATGATCACGTCGATGAAGTCGGGATCTGGAACCTTGATCCATCCCTCCACGACGAGGCGGTTGCGGAACTCGCGATAGCCGGCCTCGTCAGGCGTTACGCGAAGTTGGCCGGCGACGAGCTTCGGCTTCTCCCACTTGGAGAGGTAGACCGGCCCGTTCACGCCAGCGAACTGCATGCAGTAGCCACCCGGCTCGACCTCCCACGGGATTACCACGGCGCCCTTCTTGCCGAGATGCACCTCGGTGAGCGCCGTGTCGCCGTGCTTATCGACGCGGTTGAGGCCGGGGATCGCGACCATCTGCGTGAGGTCGGGGAGCCACTCGCCCTCCACGAGCTGCCAGTGCGCCGGATGATGCGTATACCACCACTGTGCGTTGCTCGGCATGTTGAGCAGGTTCGCCATCGCCTGCGGGCGAGCGGCAGGAGTGCCTTCGAACCCGGACGAGTTGGCCGTCGTGAATGTTGCCGCCATGATCCCTCCTGTGAAACGCCGAAGGCGTGCCCGTACCATAAGCACGGACACGCCTTGACGCTAGGCTAGCAGGATCAGAGGTCGCTCAGGATCCCGACGCCCTTGAGGTCTTGGAGCTCAGCTGCGCCGAGGAAGCAGCTACCCACCACCTTAGTAAGTCCGGAGGCAGCGTCACGCTCCCACTCCACGGCGATCGGGGCGCCGGCCGGGATGATCACGCCACCAGCGGCCTGAATGGGCGCCGGGGTGCCGAGGGCGTAGGCGATCGCACCCTCGCCGAGCATCTGACCCCGGTAGTCGGTGCCACTGACGCTCGGGACGAAAGACGACACGTGGACGTTCACGCCAAAGAGCTTTCCCTTGAACGAGGCGCCGAGAGCGTTCGTCTGCTCCTGGTTCGCCATGACGTACTGAGCCGGGCCAGTCTCCGCGCGCAGGCTCGACATGAGGTCGTTGTACTGCTGGGGATGCAGGATGGCGTGGTACTCGCCCATGACGCTGGAGAGCTGGAGAGCGAAGATCGCGTCGTAGAAGGTGTCGGTCGTGAGATCGACGCCCGTGCTGCCAACCTGCGTGGCGAAGCCACCGGAAAGCGCGCACACCATCTGGTTGAAGCGGCCGTTGAACGCCGCCACCATCGCGTTGGACAGACCCTCGAGGTCAACGCCACCGGCCACGCTGTTGGTCGCGCGAGCGAGATCGGTGAGGTCGTAGCGGAGAGCCTGGCGAGCCACGGCCACAGTCGCCGCGGCAGAGGTGATCGAGGTGTTGCTGACCGCAGAGCCGTCAGAAACCGCCGCCATAATGTCGGTGCCGTTGAGGCCGACGACAGGCACCTGGATGCTGTCAGAGCCGGAGCCGTTGACGCTGCCGACGTTGAGGAAGCACGGGGCGTTGCGGAGGCTGCCGGTGTCGGCGAGCTTCATCACGATGGACTGGTAGAGAACGGCAGCGGCGCGAGCGTTACCGTCGAGCGCCGAAAAGTCGATGACGGCCATTGTGGCCTCCTATGAAGGTTTGACGTTGGCCGCGCGTGTCGCTTTTTACGAGACCTTGCCTCGAGCGCGTGAGGCTCTCGCCTCACGGCTACCGTACTACCGTCCGTGACAGACTGTCAAGGCACGCCACCCGACGCCTTGATCGCCGCGAAGTTCGCCTTGAACTCGCTCGGCGACAGACGCATGATCGCTTCCGGCGTCCACGCTGCCGTTGGCGTCACGGCCTGCGACGTCACGCCCGCGTTGCTCTTCGGCATCGTCATCGTGGTCGGTGCCGGCGCCGGGGCCGGCGTGGCTTCCGGCAGGTACGCCCGCACCGCCTTCGGGAGCGCGTCCTTGTTGCCGAGCCACTCCGCGAGCGGAGGCCGGCCCTCGGCAGGCAGACGCCCATAGGCGTGCTGGACGTACTCCATGCCCTCGGCGTCGGTGATGCCGGCGCTGGCGATCTCGCGCTCGATGCGGAGCGCCTCGCGCTCTGCCTTGCTCGCGGCCTTCACCTCGTCCACCTGGACGCGGTATTTCTCGGCCTGCTCGGCCAGCGGCGTGAGTTCCGTCACACGGCCCTCGAGCTCTTTCACCCGCGAGATCAACTGCCGAATACGCGCCTCTGCGCCCGTGGTGTCAGTTCCTTCTTCCGTGCTCACTTGCCCTCCTCGCGCTGTACGCGCTCCCAAACGGTCAGTTGACGACGCGCCCATGCTCGACCAGGCGCACCTCCCCAGAGATCCCACGCGATGCGTCCGGGGCTAGGGTAGTCCGGGTGACCCGGCTTCGCCGCCGGCGCCTCGAGGTCCACGGCGTGCCGCGTGAAGTACGCGACCATGCGCTTGATCGTCTCAATGCTCACGACCTCGCGCTTCGCCAGCTGGTTTGCCCTTCGCGCACCCACGAGCGTACCGCCACGGCCGTACCGCTCGCGAGCCTCGAGGCCACGCTTCGCCACCTCGGCGACGTCAGCGGGAGCGCGGAGCTCAAAGCCCATCGCACGCTCATCGCGCAGGAACCGCCGATAGACGGCCGGATGCTCGCGCTTGAGGTAGTCGCGCTGTCGCTCGGAGATGAATGGCATCAGGGCGCCTCGGTCGCCGAGATCGTGAAGGAGCGCCCAACCTCACCCATAAGCGCGTCGGCAGCATCCGGCGCCATGTTGAAGAACTGGATCAACATCTGCACGCCGCTCTCGCGCGGCAGTTCGCCCTTCGCGACGGACATGATGATCCCCTGCGCTGCCTGCACCTGTGCGCCGTTGAGCGCCACGGCAGAGGCTGGCACGCCTGCGGAGGTAGCCGCCGCAGCCACGCTCTCCTCGGGCGCTGCCGTGTCGGGCGTCTCCGTCTCTGGCATCGCGTCGTCTTCCTCGTCAGAGAGCTCGACCTCGGCCTCGACCATCGGGCCGGCACCGAGGTAGCCAGCGGCCTCCGCGAGGCTTTGAGCGACGGCCTCGAGGACGCGGCGCGTAGCCTCCGGCACATCGCCAGCGAGCAGCGCGCGGATCGCCTCTGCGCTGGCGACGACCTCCTCGGCCGCATCGCCAACATCCACGCTCTCGCCAGCCATCTCCTCGGTGGATACCTGCTCGGCGGGCGCCGGCC